GTGGCGTATCAAAACGGATACGACAAAGGATTTGGCGCAGCAAGCGCAATGTACTCTGATTCAGCTAATCGAGTAGCCAATGTGAAGGCGTTTCCAACTTTGAAGGCGATACGGTAGGATTAGCCAATGAAAGCAAAACTCATGGAAAGCATCGGGCATCACGGCAACCACGTGTGCGCTCCCAAGGCGTGGCGAGCTGTGCCTAATTTGACGGGCGATTCGGACCTCGACGGAACCATAATGTTCCGCAAGAATGAGGATCTTCCAGCACGTCTTAACTTGTACGTAACCAAGCGCGGAACAGCGTACGGCCCGCTCACAGGATATGATGGATACCATAATTACCACGGTGACACGTGAAACCGAAACGAAAGCCAAAGAAGGCAGTAAAATCTGCTGTTGAAGCCGCAGCTAAGACGGTTATCGCTGCGCCTGCAAACTTTGGTTTGATCTATACCAATACGAACGGGGGCCAGATCGTCATTGGAGTACAGGGGCCGAGCTTCACCATTTTCAGAAACAAGCGCGATGCAGTCGATTGGTTGCGCGGCTTTGCGCGCAGCATTGAGGATAGCTCTCCGAGTTATTGACATGCTGAGCGTGATGCCAGACTTAATCGTTGACGACGACTCCGATGAATGGCTAGAGCCCCATTTCAATGAACCGATAACCATGGAATCTGACGAGGAAGAAGAAGATGGCGACGATTAGACCCACCGTTGGCAGAGTTGTGTGGTTCCATCCTGCTAACAACGAATCTCATCCAGACTTCACGCCTGCTTCGCTGTGTGCCGCTATCATTGCCTTTGTGCATTCGGATAGCGTGGTGAATCTGGCTGTATTCGATGGCGATGGTAATGCACATTCAGCTACCAGCGTGCCGTTGATTCAAGACGACGGAAAAGCGCCTGATACTGGCTATTGGTGCGAATGGATGCCATACCAGAAAGCGGTCGCTGCCGGCGACATCCCTGCGGTGAAACATGCCGTGGTCTAGCCGTGATGCTAAGAGGCATACGAAGCGTGCGAATACGCCTCGGAAGAAGCACCAATTTGCTGTGGTGGCAAACAAGGTGCTAGCTGAATCTGGCGACGAAGGTAAAGCCATCAGGATCGCAAACTCAGCGGTTAAGAAAAACCGCAGCTAATCCATGCCCAAAGGTTCCCGTCGCACGCCTAAAGGCCGCAGGCATCCCAAAGGCGCCCCAGATGAAATAGGCGAGGCTCTGGAGTATGCCGAGGCCATGGAGGAATCAGTCGAGACAGGCGCTAAGATGGGAGCGCCGACCAAGTTCAAGCGCTCCATGCTCACTGTGGTCAAAAGACATGCCAAAGCAGGACTCACCGAGCGGGAAATAGCGTTTTGCATGGGAATTTCCCTAAGGACTGTAACGACTTGGAAGGCCGAACACCCAGACTTTCTGCGCGCCCTGCAGCCCGGCAAGGAGGCAGCCAACAAAAGAGTCGAGGCGTCTCTGTTCCATCGGGCTATCGGTTATAGCTACGATGTGTCCAAGACCATCGAAAAGGAAGGCGAGGAACCTGTTGTTGTTACTCAGGAAGTTCATTATCCCCCAGAGGTAGGAGCTGCCAAGCTGTGGCTGACCAATCGGGACGAAAAGCGCTGGAAGGACTTAAAATCAACCGAACTTTCCACTCCTCCAGGACGACCCCTTGAGTTCGCCCCAACCCTTCCAACCGAGCATGAGGCCGCAGCAGCCTATGCCCAAAGGATCTTGGCCGCTGCTTCCGGCAGACGTACCGATTCCCGATCTCTTGCACGAGTGGGCACAGACAGACGATCAGGGCCGGGATCGAGCGGCAGTGAGGATGCTGGCGAGGGCTGACCGATATTACCTTCTAGTTCGAGTCTTGAGACGCTTGGATTGCCTGCACGATTGGATTTATGCCAGGTGCAGGGAGGTGGAATCAGCTCCAGATGAGCACATAGATATTTGGGCTCGTGAGCACTACAAGTCAACCATCATCACGTTCGGCGGAAGTATTCAGGAGATTATCAGAGACCCTGAGGTCACAATCGGGATATTCTCACACACAAAATCAATCGCTGAAAAGTTCCTCAGCCAGATAAAAATGGAGCTTGAGCGAAACGAGATTTTGGTGTGGGCCTTCCCAGAGATATTTTACGAAGATCCGCAGCAGCAATCACCTCGTTGGAGCGTACAGAAAGGGATACAGGTCAAGCGTTTTGGGAATCCTAAGGAAGCCAGCGTGGAAGCGTGGGGGCTGGTAGATGGCTCTCCGGTAAGTGCTCACTTCGGACTGATGATTTACGATGACGTTGTTGTTCCAGCAAGTGTCGGCACTCCAGACCAAATCATAAAGACCACTGAAGCTTGGTCGATGTCTTTGAATCTTTCGACCGCTGGCGGCAGGAAACAATATGCGGGCACGCGATTTCACTTCGGTGACACTTACAATACGATCCTAGAAAGAAAAGCTGCAATTCCTCGTATTCATCCGGCCACTGACAACGGCCGCAAAGATGGCGAGCCAGTTTTATTTAGCGAAGTCGAATGGGATAAGCGCAAAAGAGATGGGCTTGATACCACCATAGCGAGCCAAATGCTGTGCAACCCACTTGCCGGCAGTCAGTCAATGTTCAACGTGAACGATCTTCGAGTGTATGAAGCTCGACCGCGCACATTGATGGGCTATCTATTGTGCGATCCGGCGCGCTCGAAGAAGAAAGATTCAGCCAACACCGCAATGGTTGTCATCGGCATCGATGCGGCAGGCAATAAGTATCTGCTAGACGGCTTCGATCATAAGATGGATTTGATGGAACGTTGGGTACGCTTCAGAGATTTGTACGAGCAGTGGGTAGCAGCCCCAGGCATGATCGGATTGGTGTGCGGATACGAGGCATTTGGGGCTCAAAGTGACCTCGACTACATGCACGAACGTCAGCGCATCGAAGGGTGCGACTTCGAGATAATAGAGTTGAGCTGGCCGCGTGACGGCGAAGGCTCGAAAATAGACCGCGTGCAACGATTAGTGCCTGACGTGAAGGGCCATCATTTCTTTGGCCCCTATCCCACCGATGAGACGCGCTATACCAAATTACAGCGTTCCATGATCGCAGCTGGCTATGATTATCGTGTAGCTAGACCCATTCGTAAGTTGGATGAAGAGAACAAGATGTATGACGTTTGGGAGCGATTGCGAATGCAATTCAGTTTTTTTCCTTTCGCCGGTCGTGTGGATCTGATTGACGCCACGGCTCGCATCTATGATGCGAATCCGACGACGCCAGAGAATTACGACGATATGGTACTTGAACCTGACGTGCTCTAGGCTTAGAATGTTCCGCGTGAAACACACGTCGATTAGATCATCCAAGCGCGTCGGCTCAGAGGCCGGGCGCTCGTTTGCGTGCTGGAATAGCCAGCCGCAAACAGACCTGACCTGACGAAGCTCGGACCCTGGTTCCGAGCCGGGGTGAAAAGACAGAGCTAGCCCCGGAACCAATCACCAGTTGTTCTTTAACAATTTGGGTTTATGAGCGGGTTTGGGCCATTGGCTGGTCGTCAGCCTTCCAAGCTGTTCGAAGCGAGTTCGATTCTCGCAGCCCGCTCCACTTGCGGTCAGGCCCACCGGGCGTGGGCGCTCGGCTGTTAACCGAGACGTGGAAGGTTCGAGCCCTTCGACCGCAGCCAATTTGGTTCCATACGAATCGTGAGAATCGGCCACCTTGTCACGGTGGTGAGGCGGGTTTGACTCCCGTTGGAACCGCCAATGCCCGGTTAGCTCAAATGCGAAGAGCGCCGATCCTACAAATCGGAGGTTGCAGGCACTCAATCTGCACTGGGTACCAACCATGGAGCGAACGCCTATTCGGGAGGGCACCCGGCTGTAACCCGGAGGTCGTTTCACACGTCTAGGTTCGAATCCTAGTCGCTCCACCATACGTCGCTAGCTCAATCGGCAGAGCAACTGGCTCTTAACCAGAAGGTTGCGGGATCGTTGCCCGCGCGGCGTACCAATCACGGGCTTGTGCATCGGGATGCGAGCATTCCTTGCAAGAACGCTCCGAGGGTTCAACTCCCTACAGGTCCACCAATTGAACGTGAATGCAAAGCAGCCGAGCACTCAGGTTCTCAACCTGATCTTAACCGGTGCGAGCCCGGTCACGTTCTCCAAGTTGAAGGTGAATGCAAAGTGGTCCGCGCACTGGGCCTTTCAATCCCAGACTACGGAGTTCGAGTCTCCGCACCTTCGCCAATCAATGCTCTCCTAGCCCAACGGCAGAGGCACTTGTCTTAGGAACAAGTCAGTCCCGGTTCAAATCCGGGGGAGAGTACCAATCGATGGTGATCGAGCACGAAGTAGCTCAAGTGCATGGCCTGTGAACCCATGATGACTGGCAGCAAGAGCCAGCGATCACCCCAATATCACGCCGTGGCCCGAGCAGCTAGGCAGGCGCCTGCAAAGCGTCTTTAGGCTGGTGCAAGTCCAGTCGGCGTGTCCAGATTCAGAGTGTGGGATAGAGGTCGTCCGCCTGCCTTGGGAGCAGGTCCATGCAGGTTCGAGTCCTGCCACTCTGACCATTCAACAGCTGCGAAGCACATACAGATGCGCACCGACCTGATAAGTCGGAGGTAACAGGTGCAAATCCTGTGGCAGCTACCAACGCGGGAGCGCATGGTGCGAGAGATCGTTGCCAACGACTTCGCCATCGGGTTCGACTCCCGATTCCCGCTCCACATTGCCCCTGCCGTCGGAATACGGTAGAGAG